GTCAATGCTCCAAGGTGGCAGGAGGCTGTTCTCTTCAAGCAGCCCTTCCGCTTCTGAATGCGGTGTCTCCTGCAAGTCTCTTTGTGAGGATGTCCCTTGCCGTCTTGAATTCATCCCCGATGAATCCGAGTCTTAAAAGCCATGTCCTCATTGCGTATTTTGGATTTTCTGTCTGCTGTGGTTTCGGACTTGCCGTCCTTACTTCCTTTGCCATCTGGCTGAGTGCAAGACAGAGCTGGATGTAACTTTTAAGCTGTCCTGCATGCAGTCCGTTCAGCTTTCCATCTGCCGGGGCATCAAATTGAAAAAGTCTGAATTCAACCGTCCCCTTTGTAAAGGTTGCATGGTAGTTCAGCATATGGTATCTGCTGTCATTGTAATGCTGATTCCGTCCGTAGCTTGCACCGTTTGAGGTGTACCAGATGTCTGCAAGAGCAGCCATCGTCTTTGGCTTCTTCTTGTTGAGTTCTTTGAGGAATCTTGGGTCTACCGTTCTGCAGTAGCGGTTCATCCTTCCCCTGTCAAGGTCTAAGGCATCCGCCAGAAGGTTCTCATGCCCCGCCATGATGTTTGCAAGATTTCTGAGTGTCTGCGGTGTGTGCCCTTTTGCACCGATGTGGATGTGTACTCCGCATCCCCTTGTTGCATCGCTCTTTGCTCCCGCATGTCTGAGCTTTCTGATAAGTTCCTGCAGTGTTTCAATATCGTTGTAGGTAAGGATCGGTGTCACCAGTTCGCATTTCTTATCATCTGGTCCCGCAATGCTGACATCCTTCTGGAATTTCCATTCCCTTCCGTCCGCATCCCATGCTGACCATGTATAATATCCGTTTCTGGAAGCCGTGTTTTCAAATCTTCCCGTTCCAAAGAATGCGGCTGCAAGCTCTGCTGCCTTATCCCTCCTGATGTTATTCATCTCGACCTCAACTCCGATGGTCTGTTTCTTCATTTCCTCAATCTGTCTTGCAATCCTTTCGTTCATGGCTTGTACCTCCGTTTGTTTTCTACCCTTTCGGTAGGTACATATTCGCTCTAAAACACACATATATCCAGTTATATATGAGCCATAAACTGCACAAACATCTGCGGTTGGAATTGTGTATATTATGACTTCTCCTGTGGCAGTTCTTCCTTTAATTTTTCTGCAAATTCCGCAAGTTCATCAAGGCTCATTTTTCCGATTGCTTCAAAGGCACGGACCTGTTCTTCCGTCTTCGGTGTCGGCAGCGGATAAGGATAATACCCAAGCAGATAATCAAGGGACACATTGAATCCATCCGCAATCTTTACCGCTTCAACAACACTCATCCTTGCCGTGCCGTCCAGCAGATTCTTTACCCTGCGCTCCTTCAGGCCGCACTGTTCTGCAAATTCTGCAGGAGTTGTCTTGTGTATCTTTGCTATCGTGTTCAGGTGCTCCGTCACCATCTTATGAAACTCCGTATTTTCCATTTCTCGGACTTCGTCCATTGGAAGGGGTTCGATATCAAACGCTTCTTCCATCGTCTGGCCGAAGGCTGCTGCGATCTGTACCGCCTCGGCCGGTGTAAGCCTTCCCCTGCTGTGAAGGATCCTTTCAAGCCTTCCCTCTTCCATACCGCATTTCTCTGCAAATTCCGTTATCCCCATCTGATGCTTCTTCATCAGTGCCATCAGCTTTCTTCTGATTTCTTTCATTATCCACCTCGTTTAAAATTCTTCATCCGTGCAGCAGGTCATCCCCATCTGCAGTTTTATGTATATATTTGTATACCGGTCCCGTTCACTTCCGTCAGAACCCATCATGGCCTGAAGGAAGAACTGCTCTGCAGCTTCCTTCGTTTCCCATGTATCTTCCTTACCGTAACATACGGTCGTTATCTTATTCATTGGTATCCGCCTTTCTCCATTCATCCACTCCGTAGATCATTGCAAGAGAACCGTGTCCCTCCCACACCGTGTGGAGCTGTCCCGCATCATCCACGAACTCGACCGTTCCTATGGTTCCTGACGGTATCTTTCTGTATGGGTCATCAAGGCGGATAAGTTCCACCTTTGTTCCCGCAGGATATTCTTTTCTGAGTCTTTCAAGTGTCTGTCTGCTTACTCCGAACATACCGTTGTCCCCCTTTCTGCCCTGCGGTTGGCTTTCCATTTTTCCGCATCTTCCGGGGTTCTGAATGCCGTATGTCCTTTCAGTCCCTTAAGGAAGAAATTTCTTACTTCCTTTCCTTCGCTTCCGCCAAATCCGATGGAAACAAGCCATGCCCTCATGTAATATTTTTCATTTTCTTCAATGGTCTGTTTCGGATTTACACGTTTCTGTTCCGATGCCTTCTTTACCATAGCTGCTGCCAGTCTGCAGTAATTCATCATGCTGTCCGTATGCGGGAATCCCGTAAAATCAATGTTTCCATCCTTAAATGCGACTCCCCTGCATCCGCCATGTTCCATAATGAAATCCGCAGCTTCTTTTGTATTTTCAAAGGTTCTTTCGGCAAGCGCATCCGTCAGCGTATCCGTAATGGAAATGCATTCCCTTCCGGCTGCCCTGTTGATAAGGTACTGCTTGGAATGCATCATGTTTATCAGGTTGATGATTCCCTGTGGTGTCATATCACCAATTGGTATTTTTATTTCCGCTTCTGGTTCTTCCGTCTGCGGTTCCTGTGTTTCTTCTGCAACATCGTTCTGAAAAAGCACTCTTCTCACCTCATCTTCCATACTGTCATCTTCGAGGATGACCTTTGCGTCCCTGTCCACCGTTATGCTTCCGATGCGGTATGCAAAACTTGGTGGTCCAAGGTACTCCGACCTCTGTCCGAAATGCCCGGATAAGGCTTTTACCAGTTCTTTTCTGTTTTCAGCGTTTGTTATAATCTCCATTCTGCTGATCTCCTTTCCTTTTGGTAGTACCATATATCACTCTGAACGCCCATATAGTCAAGCAGATAATGGTACTTTCCAAAAGAAAATGTAAGGTCAGTTTCTGGACTCCGGCAGGGACATCGCAACCGCATATGCCACGGTTGCCGTCACCGCATTCCCCGCCTGTTTATAAAGCTGTGCATCGGAGTTGACAGCTGATGCACGGTCAAACAGCTCATCGGAAAATCCCTGTAACCGGAAGCACTCCCTCGGTGTCAGTCTTCTGATGCGTCCGCCCCTCATGAGCGTACCCATCTGACCGGAACAGTCCAGCGTCTGGGAGCATCCCTTGCCTACACGGCCCCGTCTGGTCGTACTGTCTGGATACGCAAGATTGATACCGTCACCTTCACTGGCAACATCGTATCCTGTCTTTGTGGCATTCCTGACTTTCACGGAATCTGCCTTCTTACAGACATACACACCGTGTCTGTCCTGAGAGGTCAGCGTGAACATCGGCTCTCCGTCATCCTTCATGCGTCTGCCGTTCTGTCTTTTCTCCATACGTTCCGGTGTCAGTACCGGATGCACCTCAAGCACCGCTGAGTTCATTGCCGTATGATTCGTCATCCCGGCAGTGTACCGTGCAGTCAGGCATCTTGCCGTGTCCGTGATCTTCGGATCATGGTTGCTCTGGTCGATGAAATAAAGCCCCGTCTTTGCGCCGACGCCTCCGGCATTACCGACAAGCGTTGCGGAGATGCCGTCCGTCCCGTAAACACGGTAACCCTGCATCCCGCCTATAAGCTGGTTAAGAGCTGCTGCGTTTTCTCCGGTGAGAGGTAATATTTCTCGTCTACCTCTGCTTCTAAGATTTGCGATAATGAACACACGCTCACGGTTCTGTGGCACTCCGAAGTTTTTGGAGTTAAGCACCTGCCACCGACAGTCATACCCTGCTTCGTCCATTTCAGACAGAACTGAGGCAAAATCGAATCCTGCATTGATCGATAACAGGTTCTTAACGTTCTCAACAAGTAAGTATGTGGGTTTAGCACTTTCTTCTTTGCCTTTGAGGAGGTCAATAATGTTGTAATATATTCCACTTCTTTTTCCGACCAGTCCCCGCTGTTTTCCGGCAACGGAGATGTCCTGACATGGGAATCCGAAGCACCAGATGTCTGCATAGGGGACATCTTCGGATTTAAGTTTTGTGACATCATGAGCTTTCCACTCTCCTTCCGTATCATACATTGCCTCATAGGAGGCTCTTGCAAATTTATCATATTCACAATATCCGATGCACTTATGACCGGCAGTTTCAAGACCGAGCCTGAAACCGCCTATGCCGGAACACAGGTCAAGAAATGTCATCTGCTTCATTATACATCCCTCCCCTGCATAAATCCTGATATGAAATTTTCATATTATCACGGAGCACATATACATCAGCATCCGAACCACACTGTTCAATGTAGCGGTTCACGATGACATCCACAAACTTCTCATCCAGTTCGATGCCGTAGCAGATACGGTTCGTCTGTTCACAGGCAATCAGCGTGGAACCTGATCCGAGGAACGGGTCAAGCACGATGCAGTTGCTCATGCATGAGTTCTGTATCGGATATGCCATAAGTGCCACGGGCTTCATGGTCGGATGATCCTTGCTCGCCTTCGGGCGGTCATATTCCCAGATGGTTGTCTGCTTCCTGTCGGAATACCACTGGTGCTTACCGCCTTTCTTCCATCCGAACAGGCACGGCTCGTGCTGCCACTGGTACGGACTCCTTCCAAGCACCAGTGCATTCTTTTTCCAGATGCAGCAGCCGGAAAGGTAGAACCCGGCATCCTTAAATGCCTTTCTGAAATTCAACCCTTCCGTATCCGCATGGAAAACATAAATGGAAGCATCCTGTTCCATCGACTGCTCCATGTTGACAAATGCTGCGAATAAGAACTTATAGAAATCCTCATCCGGCATGTTGTCATTTTTTATCTTTCCGGCTGTCTCCTCAACATTTACATTGTATGGAGGATCCGTCAGCACAAGATTGGCTCTCCGACCGTCCATCAGTGTATCGTATGTCTCCGGCAGAATGGAATCACCACAGATAACACGGTGCTTTCCGAGCAGCCACACATCGCCCGTCTTTGCAACGGTCGGTTTTGCAAGCTCTGCTTCCACATCGAAATCATCTTCCGTGATCTTCTTATCATGCACGGAATTGAAAAGCTGCTCTATCTCCGGCGGTTCAAAACCCGTGACACCGACATCAAAATCGGAATCCTCAAGGTCTTTGATAAGATCTGCCAGAAGTTCCTTATTCCATTCCCCCGTGATCTTATTAAGGGCAACATTGAGTGCCTTTTCCTTGGTCTTGTCGATATCGACCATGATACACTCCACTTCCGTATATCCGAGGTCTGAAAGAACCGTGGCTCTCTGGTGTCCTCCGATAATGGTCATGTCTGAGTTGATGATGATCGGCTCGACATATCCGAACTCTTTAATGGAGTTCTTGATTTTTTCATATTCCTTATCACCCGGCTTCAGCTTCTTTCTTGGATTATAGGAAGCGGGGATAAGGTCTGCTATCTTATAACTCTGAAACTGCATCTTCCTGATCCTCCTCTGCTAAAAATCTGTGCTGGAAATAACATTCACGGCCACAGTATTTTCTGTTCTTGTTTCCATAGGAAATAAATGGCTTCCCGCACTGCTCACATACAAGCGAGTAGGAAGCCTTCTCGCTTTTCTTCACTGCTTCGGGATGTGCTTTCCACCATTCCCTTCTGCATTTTTCACAGCAGAACCGTCTCGGTCTGCCAGTCTTCGGCTGTTCGATTGGATTACCGCAGAAGTGGCATACCTCTTTACCGTCCACCATGAGTTTCATATTTTTTGAAACCACTGTGGCATATCCGGCAAGGTTATGTCGCTTGCAGTAATTCCTGACGATGTCACGGGACAGTCCGATTGCCATTCCTATGGCTTTATATCCCATGCCCCGCATACGCATCTCATTGATCTGCTTTGCCTGTGTGTCCGTCATCCTTTCTCACTCTCCTTCCGGCACACGAAAAAAGGCCGGAAAAACAATGTTTTTACACTGTTTTCCAGCCTTAAATATTGCGTTTTTCATAATTTTCCGGCAAAAGAAAATACCCCTTTTTGCCGTGTTTTAAGTACATTCTGCGAAAATTATCCTGTCTGTTTTATATCCCCCCTGTTTAATTCTGCGAAAATTCACGCAAAGGGGGCCATCGGTCTTCAGCGGTTCAGCCTGTAGAGATTCAGATACCCCCACGGTCTGCCGTCAGAACCGATACTCCGGATTGTTATCTTCGTTCCATGTCTTTTTATCATGACAGGGCTTGCAAAGGCTCTGCCAGTTCTTCTCGTCCCAGAACAGAACGGGATCACCACGGTGTGGCTTCACATGGTCGACAACGGTTGCGGTCACTGCCCTGCCTTCCTTCATGCACTGCACGCACAAAGGATGTGCTTTTAAGTACCTCGCCCTTGCCTTCTGCCACTGCCTGTTGTAACCACGCTTACTGCTGCTCGCCCTGTCACCACGGTGCAGTGCTTCATGCTCCTCACAGTACAGACCGTCTGTCAGCTTCGGACATCCGGGATGTCTGCACGGTTTCTTTGGTTTCATCGGCATCTGCCATTCCTCCCTTCTATGTACACGGGCGGTGTGAAAGGATTGGAAAGACACCGCCTCCGGGCATAAAGAAAAGGAGCATTTCTGCTCCCTTCCATTTTTGCCATCTTAATCATAGCACCTGTAAAATAAAAAGTCAGTACACCATTAGTACACCTTTAGTGCACCTCTAGTACACCCATTCGTTTTTAGTCACTTGGCAGATGCCATCCGTGCTCACTCTTTACAGGATATCCATATGGTTTGCCGGCCCACTTCTTTTTACCAATAGCATTATCTAGCTTTGGCAGAAGATCCCACATATGACTTCTGGTCTCCAAACTAAGCTCCTGATTCAGATAAGCCTTTTGAACAGAATCCCTTACCTCCTCAAGTTCTTTTAAATCAGCTTTTTCAAGCCATTTAGCCGATAGCGGTTTTCCTTTTTCAATTTCATCTTTTAAAGACATCCATAATTTTGTAAGACTGTCTTTATTTTTAAGTCCAAATACCATTGCAATAAGGGCAGCTCCGCTAACTCCAATTAAAGCAAGCTGGCTCTTATGCTCCTTGACCCATTCGATAAATCCCTTTTTATCATCTTCTATTTCTTCCAATTCCTGTTCCTGCTGTTTTGTTTCATCCATAACCCATACTCCTCCTTTTCGCTATTCTTCCACATCAACGCAATTGCCTTTCTTATCAATCCAGAAATAGACTTCTTTCTTAGAAATTGCACGGCTTCCGCATTTTGGACACTGTCCAAGGTCCTTATACTGGTTCAACGTATAAATACTTCCATAAGCAGCATTTGAAAGATTTTTCAGCTTATCATAATCACCATAATAAAAAACATGCTGACACGAAGCACATACACATTTTGTCTGTTTCTGCTTTTTGCAGCCTGAATGCTTGGCTGCCTCTTCCATGCCTTCCTTGAAATTCTGCTTTACTCTTCCAACTTCTTTTTTGAAATCAGCATTGTACTTTTCCACTCTTTCAAGCTGGGCATTTAATCTCGGCTGTGCTTCCGGATGGATTTTAACATATTTTTTCAAAACTCCTGTATTGCTGTTAAATCCGGCACTCATGAAATTTTTAATTCCTAACTCAGCAGCACACTCCCTGCATATATACCTTGGACCGATTTTGGCCGACAGTTCAAAATATTCTTTTTTATTATCCGACTCCCTGCCACAGGTAACACATTCTCTTAACATTGTCCTGCCTCCTCGCTCTGATTCATAACATCATTTTACCATAGTGCAAACAAAAAAGACAGCCGTCTGACTGCCTTAATTGTACTCTGCATATGCACCTATCTGTATCTGAAGTGCCACGGTGATCTGCTCCATGACCATTTCATCCAGCACTTCCCCGATTCTTTCTCCAAGTCTTGTTTTATCAAGCGTTTCCACCTGTTCCGCCAGTGCCATGCTCGGCTTGTTCAGACCGCTGCCTTTGGGAATCTGCACATGGGTCGGAAGATACTTCTTTTTCCACACCCTGGCTGACAGCGGAACAACCGTGACCACAGGGGAATGCTTATTCGCCTTATTATTGCTTACCACCAGTGCCGGACGGACACCGCCTTGCTTGCTTCCATCTTTTTCTCCAAAATCCACATAATAAATATCTCCACGCTTACACATAAAAACCTCCTATCCGAGGACAAAGGCTTCCACCTGTCTGTCCCTCAATTCATACTGTTTATCAAGTTCCTTTAATGCTGCTTTTCTGTACTTCGCTATCATCGTGTGGCTCACATGGTATCTGTCCATCATGATGTCCCATGTCATATCCTCATCCAGAAGATCCGTGATGATGCTTCTATGTTTTTCTTCCAGTCTGCTTACTGCATGCTCAAAAAATTCCAGTTCTTCCTTCAGGAACATATATCTGTGGAAAAGGAATTCATACCACTCGTCATTTTCCCTTTCGATTGCTGTCCTGTACTTGATCGCTACGTTTGCCGTCTTATCGGAAAGAGTGCTGGTCTGCACCCTTTCCCCTTCCGGATGGGAATAGAGCATGGAATCGATCATGTCCTGTTCGCTCACTCCCTGAAACTGACGGAGCTGGAATTCAGTCACGGTCAGTTCCTTTTTCATGTTCTTATATTCCTTCATCATTACTTCTGCCGTCATCCGCCATACCTCCAATCCTTGCCTTTACCGCTTCTATCATTGCATTCTGTGTATTGTCCTTCCTCTCGATTGCACGAAGGATATCCTCATCGACCGTCCCGTCCGTTACCAGATGCTCTATGACAACCGTGTGTTTCTGTCCCTGTCTGTAAAGTCTGGCATTAAGCTGCTGATATAACTCAAGGGACCATGTAAGCGAAAACCATACAATGGTTGAACCGCCCTCCTGAAGATTCAGTCCGTGTCCTGCCGATGCCGGATGGATCAGTGCAACAGGGATCCTTCCGGCATTCCAGTCATCAATGTCTTTCTTTGTATTGATATCCCTTGCCGGAAATCTCTTTAATATCCTCTCCCTGTCATGCTTGAACCAGTACGCAACCAGAAGCGGTTTCCCGTTTGCCGATTCGATAAGGTCTTCCAAAGCATCCAGTTTTCTGTCATGGATATTTCTGACATTGCCGGATTCATCATAGACAGCACCGTTCGCCATCTGCTGGAGCTTGTTGGAAAGTGCTGCTGCGTTTACCGCATCGATGTCCTGTCCTTCTCCGTATTCAAGGATCATCTCATCTGCCATCCTGTCATAAAGAGCCTGTTCGGATTCCGACATGGAAACGGAAACCCGGTTGCTTATGCATTCCGGCATATCAAGATAGTCCACGGCTTTCATGGAAATACTGATATCGGAGATCAGTTCATATATTTTTTCTTCTGCCCCTTCCCTCGGCTTATACGAAAAGATGATCTCACGATTCCGTTTATCCGGCAGAAAGAACCTGTCACGGTATCCACCGATGAATCTCCCAAGCCTCTGCCCCATATCAAGGATTCCTATCTCTGCCCACAGGTCCATTAGATTTCCCGGTGTTCCGGTAAGTCCGACCACCCGCTTTGCCATCGGCCTTACTTTTTTCAGGTCTTTGAACCTCTGTGCCTTCGGGGACTTGAAGCTCGACAGCTCATCAATGATGACCATGTCAAAATCAAAAAATATATTTTTTGTCATCCAAGAAACATTGTCCCTTCCAATAATCGTCACATCGGCTCCTGACAGAAGTGCTTCCTTTCTCTGCTCTGCAGTTCCCATTGCCACGGCAAATGTCATGCCGTAAAGATGCTCCCACTTTTTTATCTCTGCCGGCCATGTGGTCTCTGCCACACGCTTCGGTGCTATCACCAAGATCCGTCTTACTTCAAAATAGTCAAACAGCAGAAGCCACAGTGCCGTAAGCGTGATGACCGTTTTGCCAAGTCCCATATCAAGGATCAGGCAGCTCACAGGATGTTCGATTATAAAATCTGTTGCATACTGCTGATAATCATGTGCTTTGTATTTCATCTAGGATACCTCCGATCTGTTCAATATTATCAACTACATAAACGGGAAAGCCTAACCCCTCAAGCATCCTCTTTCTCTTTAGCTGAAGCGGTCTCGGTTTCTTCCCCGGTGCTTTCACGAATGCCATTTTTCCGTCCGGCATCAGGACGATGCGGTCAGGCACTCCATTCATACCGGGTGATACGAACTTCAGTGCCATGCCTTTCCGCTTTTTTGCTTCTTCCCTCAAATGTCTCTCTACTGTACTTTCTAGCAAAACCAGGTACCTCCTTTGCCGATTGCGGTTGCCATATGCCTTTAACTCCTATACGCGCATATATACATGAATTGCTCTTTTTATCTTTATTTTTAATTCTCAACTGGATTTAATGGGAAACTGGGAAACTAAGAACCGCAACCCCTTATTTTCCAAGGTGTCAGCACGGTTTCCGACTACCGTTGCCCATCTGCATCTGGGAAACCACGGAAACCGCCTAACGGGTTTCCTCTGGTTTCTCATCCATCCGCACAAAAGTCTTCTGCACTCCGTAAAGGGGGACTTTGGTCTTGCCCGTGGTATTGGAATCATACTTCTTCCATCCCCCGATCTTGTTTAAGATGCCTTCGATCTCATAGGAATCTGCCTTCTTTAAATTCTGGCGCTCCTTGCCGAAGCACTCCACCCAGATCTCCATGATGCACACACGCTCACGCATAACCGTTCCTTTGACACCGACCGTCTCGAACTCTCCTCCACCAAGGAATGCCCTTCTCTGATAGATATCCATTGATGCCCAGTTGTCCGGCAGCAGTCTGTCAAGATAGTCCTGCACGATTCCCTCACGGTCATCCGACTCCATTGCCTCCTGCTGCATCTTGTATGCTTCCTCTGCCTCCGCACCTTTTAAGAACAGCTCCTCACCTTCGTTATACAGATGGATTGCCTCTGCCCAGATCTGGTCGACACAGTCAAGCTCCCATGGGTGGTGTTTTCCTGTCCCCGGCACATGCACCGGCCAGAATCTTCTATTTCCTGTCACGTCACGTAAGAATCCGCCCTCGGAGTTGGTGCTTCCCACAATGATGCACTTTCTTGGATGCGACTCTACATTGACTCCGTATGCCTGACGGAACTTATCATCCTGACGGGTGACAAAGGACTTCACTACCTCGACCTCGGTCTTGCGGATACCGTTCATCTCACTGATTTCGAGGATCCAGTTGCCGAGCAGCTTCTCGGCAGCAGTCTTATCCCTCATATCCGAAATGGATAAGGAATCCGAAAACCACTGCTTTCCGAGTATGGAAAAGAAGGTTGATTTTCCCATTCCCTGCGGTCCATTCAGCACGAGGATGGAGTCGAACTTTACTCCCGGCTTATAGATACGCGCTACCGCAGCCACCAGTGTCTTGCGGATGACAGCCCTTGTGTACGGTGAATCTTTCGCACCGAAGTAGTCGATGAGCAGTGTGTCGATACGCTCCTGTCCGTCCCAGTGAAGCGTTGCGAAATAATCCTTGATTGGATGGTAGAGCCTGTCGGATGACACTACGGCAAGCAGTGCATCCTTAAACTTGGTCGGCGACCAGATCCCGTACACCCTCTCGAAATACACTTTTGCATTTGCAAGGTCAGAGTCATTCCATCCGGGTTTTACCTGTTTCCACGGAAGCGGACCGATGACATCAATGGTATCCTTGAACTCGTTGTATACGATGTTCTTGAAATTCTCATCGTTGCGGATGATCAGTGCAATGTTTTGCAGTGTATCCTTGATATTTCCCCTGCGGTCAAGTGCCAGCTTGTTCTGCCAGTCCTCATCCGACTCTGTGGAAAATTCCTGTACCGCCAGCTCCTGTCTTTCCTTGGCAAGTGTGTTCTTCACTTCTTCATCTGCAGAAGCAAAATCCTGCATTGCTTTGAAAGATGGGAGTTTTCCCGGCTCTGTCCCTTCGGCTGCCCTTGCATCCTTGTCACCGAATTTATGAAGCCTTACCACATCAAACGCATTCATCAGCTTTCCGCAGCATGGGTCTGTGGCATGGTGGCTGTATACGAACAGGTCATCATAGACCACGACTCCGGCAGCAGAGTCCGCCGGGATATAATCGTATCTTCCGGGAATCGCCCTTGAATGCCTGTACACATCCGGGATAAATTTGTCGATTGCCTGTGTCACTGTGTATGTGCGGTTGAAGGCCCCGATCAGTCCGTCCTTGGAAAGCGGGTCGGCCTGTTTTTTGATATCCCTCTGCACAACAGATGCCTGACGGTTGCTGACCGGCCACGCTGATACATCATGCCAGTCCTTATAACGGGACAGCACTTCATCGGGATCAACTTCATTCCCTTCGATTTCCTGAAACACATACTCACCGTCACTGGAAGTGCTCGGCCAGTACATGAGTCTTGATGGTTCATAGGTGGAATCATCAAAAAGTTCGATGCCGATATCCGATGCAAGCATACGGCTGACTGCCCCGTACTCATCAGGTGTCACATCCCTTGTCAGGAATATGATGATACGCAGTCTCGGCTTCTCCGGCGTATGTTTATGTGTGGAATACACTACCATCTTCATGTCAAAGAACATTTCCAGTTCATCAATGATGCCCTGTGTTCCGTAATCCATATCAAGCGTGATGGCGGATCTGGAGATTACACAGTCCTTCTTCCTGCGTCCGCCCTTCAACTTTCCAAAAACAAAGCCTCCGACATCCTTGATATTGTCCTGCTGTCCCTTCGGCATCTTCCTGTACTGCTCCATTGTTTCTGCAGTATATTTTGTCTTGGACAGACGGCTGACAAAATCTTCATAGGTCATATCCGTGCAGTTAAACTTTTTGTCCATTCTTGAGTTTCCGATTGATACGAACATCTTTTCCTGCCTCCTTCTTTTTCTTCTTTTCTTCCTTTGCCACCCTTCCGACCGCAGTATTTGCAGTCGGGTCAGGATAACCTTCCGTATTGCGTCCTCCCATGCAGCACCTCCTAATCTTTCTTGTAAAACGGACTTTCAAATCCGGCTGCCTTAAGCGGAAGCCCCTCGCACCAGTCAGGGCATACCGCCATGATCTCATTTACTTCTTCCACCGAGGATGACCCCTCCGGCACTTCAAGCACCACTTCATCATGGATGTGGCACACGATATCAAATCCCTTCTTTTCCAGACGGAGCATTGCCTCTGCCAGTACATCCCTTGCGGTTGCCTGGACGATGTTCTCGCAGAATTTTGCGCCATAAGATTCGATCCTCGTCCACTTGCGGTTCGTGCCGATTCCTTCATAGCTGACACTTTCCGAGCCGAAGCGGTTCACGGTCATCCTTGGTCTTACATAGGACAGCACCCTTCCGGACGGCAGTGCGATCTTTAACATCCCGGACTGGTAATATACCATCACCATTCCGACCTTTGTCATCTTCCTCTCTTTCACGGCTGCCTTTACCGCACCGTCAATCTCATACCAGTAATTCACGATGTGCGGATTTGCTGCCCTCCATGACTGCACCAGTCCTTTCAGTTCCTCTTCTTCCACAAAATTTAATGCTCCCATGCTGATAAGCGCACCTTCCGCACCGCCATACTGACAGGCAAGTGATGCCACCTTTCCCTTTGCACGGTACGGGCTTCCCTTTGTGATCTCTCCGATTGGGATATGGAACATCTTGGATGCCGTCTGCTCATAGATCTTTCCGGTGCCACGGAACTCCTCCATGACCCATCCCTCTCCGGCAAGGTAGCCCATGACCCTTGCCTCGATCGCTGAAAAATCGCTGACGATGAATCTGCATCCGGGTCTTGCCACGAATGCAGTACGGATCAGCTCCGAAAGCACATCCGGTGTGGAATCATACAAAAGCTCCACCAGGTCATATCTGCCTTCCTTTACAAGGGAGCGTGCCAGTTCCAGGTCTTCCATATGGTTCTGCGGAAGGTTGTGGATCTGCACAAGTCTGCCAGCCCATCTGCCCGTGCGGTTGGCCCCGTAAAACTGTAATAATCCATGCACCCTTCCGTCAGGACATACCGAACGTTCCATTGCTTCGTACTTCTTTACGGATGTCTTTGACATGGCAAGTCTCAACTTCATCATTTCTGCCACATCTCCCTGTGTGTTCTCCACCAGTTCTTCCACGGCAGCCTTGGCAAGGGAATCCACCTCGATGCCCTTTTCATTCAGCCAGTCCTTAAGCTGCGATACGCTGTTTGGATTTTCCAGTCCTGATATCTCATATGCCTTCTTCGTTACCGTCTCCTTATACAGAAGGTCGCATGTCACAGCGTGTCTGATAAGTTTCTGATCCACCATGATGCCCCTGTCATTGATCCTCTGGTCCATGCAGTAAAGTTCCTGCTCCCTGTCCGGTATCGGGAACTTCGTTAGTTTATTCCTGATCTGTTTTTCCACATCCACGTCACGGATGCAGTATGTCTTGAACAGTTCCCATTTCTCCGGTGCATCGGACGGAAGATTCCTTGTCCTTCCACCATTTGCCTTGGTAGGCTTGCACGGCATACAGAAATAGCGGATGAGGTCTTTTCCCTCGGACATCTTTTTCTTATCAAGGTTCAAGGCTTCCCCCACTCCTTCCAGTGACAGCGGAAGTGACAGCATGGATGCCTGTACAAGCGTGCATCTCCATCCTTCCGGTTTTAAGGAAAGACCGAAGAATCGGTTGATACAGTTCCGCTCGAATGCTGCATTATAGGCAGTCTTTATCACGGAATCATCCGTAAGCAGCTTCATGATCTCATCCGGCATTTTCTCCCCAGATGCAAGGTCAATGATCTTGGTCGGCTCATCGTTCAGACTGTATGCAAATAAAAGGATCTCGAACTGCTCCGATGCAGCATATCTATGTACCCCGCAGTCCGGGAGTGATACATCCGAGTAGGTTTCAATGTCAATTGCAAGTGTGTCCATAAGCCTCTCCCTCCGCTTTCTTCTTTATTCTGTTGATTCCCGTTCTCGCAGCATCTACATTGCCGGACTTTATCTGTCCCTTGATGGTGCGGAACGTATTATATGGAATATATTTTTTTATGCTGTTTAACTCTTTCATCAGTTCCTTCATGGCATCTCCTTTATGTATCCGGGCGGTGTATGCCACCGCCCTTCCTATGGTTTACTGGTTCACTCCTATGAAAGGAAATCGTCCTCTGCATCCACTGCCTCGAACTCATCCTTGGCATTGGCTCTGGAACCGAGAGGCTCTCCGTCCTTTAACTTCTGGACATTGCCGAGTCCTGCTGCCACACCTTTGTTGCCGTTGCTGTTGTAAGCGTAAAATGTAATGGATACCCTTCCGTAGCAGCCGGAATATACCTCGCTCTGGTCAAGGATCGGCTGTACCTGTCTGTCCACGATCTGAGGAGCCTGTTTGCTGTTGGCATTTAAGAACATACTGTCTGCATATGCCTCATCCTCCGGTCTGTCGATGTCACCGTCCCTTAACGGTGTCTTCAGGTTTGCTGGGATCTTACCGC